ATTCGTGATTGGGGCATGAAAGGTACCGGCAGAGGCCAACCAGGCAGTGCATTAAATAAGCCGGCGGGTCAAGGCGACAATCCATTGGGAGAGCAAGCAATGATGGAATCTTATAAAAAATTTAAAGCAGGAAAATGAGCGGTACTACGGTATTAGTCAAACAAGCTTATAAAAAAGAAAATTACACAACTGATCAGATAGCAGAGATTATAAAATCTGCCACTGATCCAGTGTATTTTATTCAAGAGTACATGTGGGTTCAACACCCAATAAAAGGTCGTGTCAGGTTTCAGTTATATGACTATCAAATAGACTTACTCAATTGTTACCATAATAATCGTTATAGTATTAACATGTTGGGCCGCCAATTGGGCAAAAGTACTTGCGCCGCCGGCTATTTGCTATGGTACGCAATGTTTATACCAGACAGCACAATTCTAATTGCCGCGCACAAATATACTGGTAGCCAAGAGATCATGCAACGTGTTCGTTTCATGTACGAGAATTTACCTGAATGGATAAAAGCAGGTGCAACCAGTTACAACAAAGGCAGCATTGACTTTGACAACGGTAGCCGCATTGTCAGCACTACAACAACTGAAAATACCGGTCGTGGTATGAGTATCTCATTGGTCTATTTAGATGAGTTTGCGTTTGTGCCACCACGCATAGCTAAAGAATTCTGGACGTCATTGAGTCCAACGCTGGCCACCGGAGGCAAGTGTATCATTACAAGCACACCTAACCAAGACAACGATCAATTTGCACAAATTTGGAACGAAGCGAATAAAAAGACTGATGCATTTGGTAATCCAAGTCACGTTGGCAAAAACGGATTTGCCAGCATATCTTATATATGGAGTGTTCATCCAGACAGAGATGAAATATGGGGCGACACCGAACGTAGTAAAATTGGTGAAGAACGGTTTCTTCGAGAACATGAATGTATATTCATTACAGCAGACGAAACATTGATTAACGGCATGATGTTGACAACATTGGTTGGAATAGAGCCTATTAATAAACTTGGTCAAATAAGAATTTACGAACGAATAATGACCGATAATATGTATGTAGTTGCATGGGATCCTAGTCTAGGCACCGGCAGCGATCCAGCTGCCATTGAAATTTATAGATTACCAGATTTAGTTCAAGTAGCAGAATGGCAGCATAATAAAACTGATGTTCGCGGCCAATTACGTATGCTTATAAACATATTAGAATATCTTAAAGAAAGCGGCATTTCCAATGACCAAATATATTGGAGTGTAGAAAACAATACCATAGGAGAAGCCGCGCTGGTGGCTGTTGCAGAATACGGCGAAGAACGAATTCCTGGATATTTTATCAGTGAACCCGGTGCCAAACGACGTGGATTTAATACAACAAATAAAAGCAAGCTTGCCGCATGTACTAAGTTAAAGTATTACATTGAAACCGGAAAAATGACACCCAAGAGTAAGAATTTAATACAAGAATTAAAAACATTTGTAGCCCGTGGCGCCAGTTTTAGTGCCAAGGACGGCGAAACAGATGACTTGGTTATGAGCACAATTTTGGCAGTTAGGCTCATTGAACATTTAATGAAATACGATGAAAAAACATATAACAGCTTAGTGGAACGTGGCAGCAGTGATTTTCTTGCTCCGATGCCTATAGGTATTATTTAATTAAAATAGGTAAATATATACATGGCAATTGATTATAACACTATTTCTGACAGAATATTTGACCAGCTTAAAGGGTTTGGGCATAGTATTACTATGAACGACAAAAGCGGTAAACCCACAGCTACTGCTACTAAAGCAAGATATTTTTATAGTACCGATGAAAAGTTTACAGTCGTTGTTGACGAAAAAGAACGTGTAATAAAGATTAAATATGGCGATAATACTAATCGTGATAGATTATCCAAATTAGAAAATACTATACGTAATGGTATTGCTAAAAAATTTATAATGGGCTTAGATTTAATGCCCTATACCGGTAAAGATATTGAACCAAAGGATGTAGAAAATATGGCAAGAGTACAAGAAAGTTTAAGCCCTGTACAGGGGTCTATGAAAACTAGCTATCAACAAACCGATGGCGCAAAATTAATTATTCGTCACAGTAAACCTGTTAACGAAGAAGTAATGGGCAGTAGAAGCCGAAATATTAAAGCACTGTTTATTGAAAATTCACAGGGCGAGAGATTTCGTTATCCTCAAATTCATTTGTCCGGCGCCCGTACGATGACTCGCCATGTTGCTGAAGGCGGTACACCTTATGATGAAGTAGGTCAAAAAATTATTAGTCTAAGCGAAGAACGTGGCCAATTAATGCAAGTTGCTCGTTATATTAGAAGTCAAGGCCTACAAGAACAAGCCAATGACGTTCAGTTTGCAGTTACAGGCCGTTTAACTGAAATTAAAGACTTGCTCAGTCGTTATAACTCAGAACGGTTAATGGATGATGTACACGAACAAAATGAAAATGATTTGGATTTATTAAAAGAAAAATTAACTAAAAATGTATTCGATGAAACCATTGGTTCAATGTTACCAAGACTAAATGGTTACTTAAAAGAATACCAAACAAAAATGGAAGCAACACAGGCATTTGATTCATTGAAACAGCAAGTGGAAGAAAGTTCTACCATTGCAGTAAGCTCAATTCCAGATTTAGATTTTACCAGTATGATGGTATATGAAAGTCCCACAGTTAATACGTCACAGTTAATTAATTTGATTATTCCTGTTTTGGAAGATGATGCAATTAAAAATCAATTGATTCGAGTAGCAGAAGGCGTAAATGCCGGGCACTTAGATCCAATGGCTGTGGAAAATCTAACACGCAGTATTATCGGTAAAAGCAGTAAGCAAACAGCGACATTTGAAGACAATCGTTTTGAAATTGGAGCCATGTTTGAAAGTGCATTGAAGAAATATTCTGTTGAAGAAATATTGAAATAAAGACTAAATAAATTCAATAGTAATTCATCCAAAAGGTTAAATTACTATTGACATAGTAGGCAATAGTCTGCTATACTACGTTCACTAGATGGGAGTATCTAGTGTTCCAGGCAACAAACTTTTTTAAACCCTGGCTTTTTATTAGGAAACATTATGACAACATTAGCAGAAATTCGTGCTCGACTACTCGAGCAAGATAACCGCACAAGCGGCAACAAACAAACTGGCGGCGATAACGGAATTTTTCCGTTCTGGAATATTCCAGAAAATAGCACATCCGTGCTTCGCTTTTTACCAGATGGTGATGACACCAACACTTTCCCATGGCGTGAACGCCAAATGATCCGACTAGAGTTCGCAGGAGTAATGGGCGGAGACGAAAACAAGCGGGTAACTGTTACAGTTCCCTGTATGGAAATGTGGAAAGAAACTTGTCCAATCCACGCAGAGATTCGTCCTTGGTTTAAGGACAGTAGTTTAGAGGACTTGGGTCGTAAGTATTGGAAGAAAAAATCTTATGTCTTTCAAGGTCTTGTTATCCAAAGTGGATTGGTAGAAGACACAGTGCCAGAGAATCCAATCCGTAGATTGATTATTAATCCAAGTATTTTTAACATTGTTAAAGGTGCATTGATGGATCCAGAAATGGATAATCTGTTTACAGACTACGAAAACGGCACAGACTTCCGTTTAACAAAAACAACTAAAGGTCAATACGCAGACTACAGCACTAGTAGCTTTGCACGTAAAGAGCGTGGCCTTAATGAGACAGAGTTGCAGGCAATCGCCACACATGGTCTATTTAATCTCAATGACTTTATGCCTAAAAAGCCCAGTAAAGAAGAAGTTGAAATTATATATGAAATGTTTAAAGCCAGCGTCGATGGAGAGCTGTATGATCCAAAACGTTGGGCACAACATTTTAAACCTGCAGGCGTGAATCTTAACTTGACTACAAGTGTAGCAAGCGCAGATGTTGCTGCCGCAGAATCAAGCTTCAAAGAACCTGCTCGCCAAGCCCGGCCAGTATCGGTGGTTAAACCCACTGTGGTAGTAGACGATGAAGATGACACACCTTTTGAAACTGCTGATGCAACAGCCGCACCAGAAGGCAAAAAGAATGTTAATGACATTCTTGCGATGATTCGTAATCGTCAACAAAAGTAAACACGGCTT